AGGTGGGGGCATTTGGGCAGCTTCTGAGTTTTTCTCTCGAGTAGCCACTATAGAAGACGATTTAGGCTCTATAGTAATACCTGATTTATCTGATATAGAACAGGATCTCGCAACTGTAAGGACTCAACTAGAAGACAATAACGTTGCTCACCTACAAGGCAAACTAGCAGAGCTAGGAGTAACCTTGAAAAATATAGGCGATAGACAACAGGAAGTACTAGATGACGCTTCTGCTTCAACAGATAAAGTCAATCAACTAGAAAAAGACTTCCTAATCCTAGAAGATAAAGTAGAAGAAGGTTTAGAAGATGTACAGGATTTTGAAAAGGACGTAAAAACATTTAAGATAGAAGTAGATGATCTTTGGAAAGGTCTAGACGCGGCGTCAAGCCCGTTAGGAGGTTAATATGCCAAAAGGTAGAGGAACATACGGTTCAACAGTAGGACGACCAAAAAAGAAAAAGCCAAAAAAGAGAGGTAAGAAAGGTGCCCGCTAAGCGCAAGGCCCGTAAAAAAGACTCTCGCCTAAAGCGCGCGAAAGTCTCTGGGTACAATAAGCCTAAACGCACACCAGGTCACGCAAAGAAATCTCACATTGTTGTAGCAAAGGTTGGCAGTAAAGTAAAGACTATTCGTTTTGGACAACAAGGAGCTAAAACTGCTGGTAAGCCAAAAGCAGGAGAATCAGCGGCTATGAAAGCAAAGCGTCGTTCGTTTAAAGCACGTCACGCTAAAAATATTGCTAAAGGCAAAATGTCTGCAGCATATTGGGCGAATAAAGTAAAATGGTAATAGCTGTATTTAAAGATAGAACATAAATCAAAAGGCAAGTAATAATGGCAATAGAAATAAGTAGAAAAGACGTAGTAAGTAGCGAAATAGTGGAGCTTGACTCCACTGATCGCTTCTTGAAGATACCTGTAGATCCTTATTTGGACATGTTAAACATTGAGCCGTTAGAGTCTCAAATAGCCATGATCAATGCAGTTAATAACCCCAAGTATCGCTTCATAGTAGCAGCATTATCACGTAGACAGGGCAAGACGTATATAGCCAATATTATCGGCCAATTAGTTACTCTTATTCCTGGCTGTAATGTGTTGATAATGTCACCGAACTACTCACTGTCTCAGATTTCTTTCGACCTACAACGGGGTCTCATAAAACACTTTGACTTAGAAGTAACAAAAGATAACGCAAAAGATAAAGTTATCACACTATCTAATGGATCAAACGTTCGTATGGGTTCCGTAAATCAGGTAGACTCTTGTGTAGGCCGAAGCTACGATCTTATCATATTTGATGAAGCAGCACTATCAGACGGTAGAGATGCTTTCAACGTAGCACTACGTCCCACACTAGATAAGCCTAACTCTAAAGCTATATTTGTATCAACCCCTCGTGGTCGCAACAATTGGTTCTCAGAATTCTTTTATAGAGGATACAGCGACGAGTTTCCTGAATGGTGTTCAATACGTGCAACTTATAAAGACAACCCTAGAATGACCGAATCAGATATAACAGAAGCTAGAAAGTCTATGAGTGAGGCAGAGTTTAAGCAAGAGTACGAGGCGGATTTTAATACTTACGAAGGACAGATTTGGAACTTTAATTTCGAGACGCAAGTCCAGGACTACAGCAGGTTTGAGCCAAAAGGTATGGACATATTCGCAGGACTTGATGTAGGTTATCGAGACCCTACTGCATTTTGTGTAATTGCGTATGATTGGGACAATGAAGTATTCCATGTATTAGATGAATACTATGACTCAGAACGTACTACAGAGCAACATGCCATAGAAATACAGGGACTAATAGATAAGTGGGACATAGACTATATTTATATAGATTCCGCTGCCGCGCAGACCCGTTTTGACTTTGCACAGAACTATGATATTAGTACTATAAACGCCAAGAAGTCGGTGCTGGATGGTATAGCCCATGTAGCTGCCATCGTAGACAATGATAATATGTTTGTGCACCAAGAATGCAAAGAGACCTTAGGGTGTCTAGATGCTTACCAGTGGGATACTAATCCCAACCTTGTTAGAGAAAAGCCAAAACATAATATGGCCTCGCACATGGCAGATGCTTTGAGGTACGCACTATACTCATTTCAAACCGGTGGTGGCACATTCTAGTGCAGCTAGGAAAAATAGTGTTTGACAATAGACGTTAAACTGGTTATAATTTTGGATAAGAAAATGGAACTGAAAAGAGATTTAGTAAAATACATTCGAGATAAGGCGAAGTCGAAATACAAAAAAGGATGTGAGTGCGAGATTTGTGGTGATACCGTAAAGCTTGACTTCCACCATTATAACAGCCTAACTCGACTACTTGACAAATGGGTCAAGGAAAATAATGTAGAGCGTTATCTTGTAATGGAGTGGCGCGAAGAATTTATTGATGAACATGATGCAGAGTTGTATGAGTATACCGCCACGTTATGTCACAAACACCACTTACAACTACACTCTATCTATGGTAAAGACCCACTACTAAGTACTGCTACAAAGCAGGAACGTTGGGTAAGAATACAACGAGAAAAGCATGGCTTGGTATGATAATATCTTAAATAGGAAAGTGCCTGAAGATGATAACGTAATCTTTAAGCTTAATCCTGTACAAGAGTATTTACAACAAACACTCTCCTCTAGAGAGGCCACCCATAGCTATGAGAGATATTACGAGGAATTAGAAATAGTTAATCGTGGTGTTAACATGATTATAGACGATGTTGCAGAAATCCCTGTGAGAGTAGGGGCTCCCACAAAGACTCTTAGTATTGTAAAAGGCATAAAACGATCTAAGGTAGATTCTTTGCTCAACCACCAGCCTAACCTCTATCAAGATATTAATACGTTTAAACGTAATTGCATAACCGACTATCTTCTAGACGGGAATATTTTTATATATTTTGATGGTGCGTTCATCTATCATGTTCCAGCCTCAAAAGTTACGATCCATGGGGATCCTAAGACTTATATAGAGAAATACACTTATAATGATGTAGATTACTCCCCTAATGAAATGGTACATATCAAAGAGAATTCATTCCATGATATGTACAGAGGAGTTTCTAGACTAAAACCCGCTGTTAGAACTATGAAGATTATCAAGTCTATGCGTGACTTTCAAGATAACTTTTTTAACAATGGAGCAGTTCCTGGTTTAGTACTTAAGTCCCCTAATACTTTATCTGAGAAAATCAAAGAAAGAATGATTCAATCTTGGAGCGTAAGATATAAGCCTGACGCCGGAGGACGACGCCCCTTAATATTAGACGGTGGAATCGAAGTTGATGAGCTCACAAATGTAAATTTTAAAGACCTAGATTTTCAAAACGCAATACTTGAGAACGAGAAGATTATAGTAAAAGCTCTAGGAGTTCCTTACATTCTTTTGGACTCTGGGAATAACGCTAACATTCGTCCCAATATGCGAATGTACTACTTAGAGACTATACTACCAATACATAGAAAAATGAATTATGCTTTAGAAAGGTTTTTTGGGTTTGAGATAAAAGAAGATACTACCGAAATCCCTGCTTTACAGCCAGAAATGAGAGACCAATCCGCATATTATACTTCATTAGTAAATGGTGGAATAATCACAGCAGCAGAAGCCAGAGAGCGTCTTGGTTTTGAGGAAATAGAAAATACACAAGATATTCGCATACCTGCAAACATAGCAGGCTCTGCAGCAAACCCAGACGAAGGCGGAAGGCCCGAAGAGACAGAGGAAGATTAAAATGCCCGGAAAAAGAGTTGGAGCAAACGTAGAGAAATTAGCAATGTACTTTCTAGAGATAGGAAAAGTACCTACCTGGACTGAGTACCAAAATGATAAATATAATATCCCTATTAAAGTAACGTCATTCGGTCATGTATTTACTTCTTGGAAGCAGGCCGTAAACCTGGTACGTAAAACTAGACCCGACGTATGGATTGAGCTACATACTACGCCTGAGCCTGAGCAAGTAGCTAAACCTGTAGCGCCTAAGCCTGCGCCTAAACTGTCTGTTAAAAAAGATCCCTTATCAAAATTAGGGTCAAGCAAAAAAGAGAAATAATATGGATAAAATCTTACATGTAGCCTCTACGTTCAAGTCTCTTGAGAATGATGATGGTAGCGTAATGATACGAGGTATGGCAAGTACTAATCACTCTGACCGAGCAGGAGATGTAATCTCTAAAGAGGCTTGGGAAAAAGGTGGTTTAGAAAATTTTAAAAATAACCCTGTAATTTTATTTAATCACGACTATGATAAACCAATTGGTCGTGCAACAGGCGTTAAAGTAACAGAAAATGGACTAGAGTTAGAAGCAAAGATTAGTAAATCTGCTCCTGCTGCAGTCTGTGAACTAGTAAAAGACGGTGTTCTTGGAGCCTTTTCCGTTGGTTTCAAAGTCAAGGATGCTGATTATATAAAAGAAACTGACGGATTAATGATTAAGGATGCTGAGTTGTTTGAAGTATCGGTTGTATCGGTACCATGCAATCAAGCAGCTACTTTTTCTCTCGCGAAATCGTTTGACTCTCAAGAAGAGTACAATGAGTTCAAGAAAACTTTCACCAATCGTGTAGATCTAACAGGTCAGTCTCTGACCAAAGAAGATGAAATATCATCCAACCTGGTTAGTGATGCACCTACAAGCTCCGAGAAATCGGAAAAACAGGAGATCAAAATGGATACTAATGAATCCAAAATCGACTTGGAAGCATTTGCTAAGAAAGTAGCTGAAGAAACTGCTGCTAAAATTGCAATGAAACAAGCCGAAACAAAAGCCGCTGACGAAGCGCAAGCAAAAATCGCAGCTGACGCTGCAGAAGCAAAAGCTGCTCAAGACGAGCAAGTTAAAACAGTAATCCGCACTGGTATCGAAACTGGCGCAGAAAGATTAAAAGCTGACATGGAAGCTGACTTTGCTAAGGCAAAAGACAGTGAAATGGCTGACGTTGTTAAGAAGTATGAAGCTGATGTTGCCGAGAAATCTGCAGAATTAGAAGCTATGCGTAACAGCAAAATGGAGTTTGCAGCAAAATCTGGTCAGTCTGATTTCTCTAAAGAATTCTTACATGCTAGCGTTTTAGGTGCAATCACTGGTAAAGGCATGGGAACTAACTTTGCTAAAGATCTTATGCAGAAAAATACTTTATTCGGTACTCCAACTCCAGTAGCTACAGACGGTAATATCGATCTTTCTGTTACTCAAGCATTTGAAGAAGAAGTTTCTTTATCAACTAATGTTGCCGGTTTATTCCGTGAGATTCCAGTAAATTCACAAGCTACTATCATTCCTTTCGCTGCAGAAGCAGACGAAGCGGTATTTGGTGGTGCTGGCGGTCTTAGCACTAATACTAATCGTTTACAGAACGGTGGTACTGAAGGTCAATTCGACATTGGTAAGCGAATCATCAACACTGAGCGTGTTATTGCTGGTACTTTTATCGACAATGATACTGACGAAGAGTCTTTGATTAGCTTCTTGCCTATGATCACTTCAGCTTTAGCTATTGCACATGGTCGCGCAATCGATAAAGCATTGCTTTATGGTACTGGAGGCAACACAGCCGGTATTGCTGGTGGTAATGGTAACGATAAAGGCGCTGGCCTTTTAGGTACTGGACTAGAAGTATTAGCTCAGTTAGATGGCGCTCCTGCGTTCTCTGGTGCAGACTTGGTTGCTGCACGTGCATCAATGGGTAAATTTGGTGTTAATCCAACTAAGATTGCATACATTGTATCTCTACCTGCTTACTATAAGTTACTAGAAGATGCGGATTTCCAAACTGTTGATCAGATTGGTAATGATCGTGCAACTATCCTTACAGGTCAAGTTGGTCAAGCATACGGTTCTCCAGTAATCGTAAGTGACGTTCTTGCTCCTGGCGACGCAGGTACTGCATGTGTTGCTGTAAATGTTGATGCATTCTTAGTCGGTCGATTAAGAGGCGTTAAGATTGAAACAGACTACGAAGTAGCTAACCAACGAAATGCAATTGTTGCAACTCAGGCTATTGGCTTCTCACGAATCCAATCAGCTCTTGCTGCAACAG